AACAGCTTCAAACAACTAACCAGAGAACATCGAATCTTTGGAAACCAGAACCTGGTAAAAACCAACTACGAATAGTGCCTTACCAGCATAATAAAGATAACCCATTTATGGAGCTATACTTCCACTATGATTTGGGTAAGCGTAACTATCTATCACCACTTACTTTTGGTGAACCAGATCCAGTACTAGAATTTGCAGAACAACTAAAATCATCGGGTAACTCTGACGACTGGAAGTTAGGAAAAAAGCTAGAGCCTAAAATGCGTACATACCTACCTGTATTAGTGCGTGGAAAGGAATCAGAAGGCGTTAAAATGTGGGGATTTGGAAAACAAGTCTACCAAGAGCTATTAACATTTATTGCTGATCCTGACTATGGTGACATCACAGACCCATCATCAGGTCGTGACTTAGTTATTACTTATACTCCGCCAGAAGGAAGTGAAAGATATCCAAAAACAACTATTATGGTTAAGCCTAATGTTACACCTGCAACAGAAGATAAAAATGTTGCTGAAATGGTAATGAATGGTCAAACTGATATCTTTGATATTTACAAAAAGTGTACGTATGACGACTTAAAAGCTGCTCTAGCGACTTGGCTTAATGGTGGCGAAGAAGGTGCTGCTCCTGCAGCAACGGAAACATCTGCAAGTCCATTTAAGGACACATCAGCAGATGCTCCAGCCAGTGTCAAAAAGACAGACAACATTTCCGCTGCATTTGACGACTTATTTAGCTAATCTGAATGTCTAAAGCTCAAAAAACAGACGATCTAGCTAACACATTAGCAGATTCACTAAACAAAAAGTTTAAGTCTTTTAAAGTTGCGTACTTTTTAGATGGTTCGGAGGAAACTCCTACTGATCTAGAGGAATGGATTAGCACAGGTTCAAGTATATTGGACCTTGCTATTTCCAACCGCAAAAATGGAGGCTTACCTGTAGGTCGAATAACAGAATTGACGGGCTTAGAAGCTAGCGGGAAATCCCTGCTAGCTGCCCATCTTCTGGCCAACACCCAAAAACAAGGTGGACTGGCAGTTTATATTGATACTGAAAATGCAATGAATGAAGACTTTGCAAAGTGTATTGGTATCGACGTATCTAAAATGTTGTATATCCAATTGGAAACAGTTGAGGATATATTTGAAGTCATTGAGAATATTATTACTAAAGTCCGAGAATCTGACAAAGATCGATTGGTTTCTATTGTTGTAGATTCAGTAGCTGCTGCCACTACCAAAGTAGAACAGGCTGATGATTTCGATCAAACTGGTTGGGCAACTCAAAAAGCTATCATTCTTTCAAAAGCAATGAGAAAAATAACTCAGATGATTGGTCGCCAAAGAATATGCTTAATATTTACAAATCAGCTAAGGGTTAAGCTTGGGGCTATGTTTGGAGATCCTTACACTACATCAGGAGGTAAGGCAATTGGCTTTCATGCAAGTTGTAGACTAAGACTAAAAGCTGCGGGACAGATTAAAGTCAAAGTAAATGGCAAAGATCAAGTCATTGGTATAAAAACCAAAGCCCAAGTAGTCAAGAATAGAATGGGTCCACCACTACGAACAGCAGAATTTAATATTCTATTTGATAGTGGTATTGATGATTATGGGTCCTGGCTACAAATGATGAAGGATGCTAAATTAGTATCACAAGCTGGAGCTTGGTATACATATACCGATGAAACAACTGGAGAGATTATTAAATTTCAATCCAAAGAGTTCGAAACTAAGGTATTAAATGACCCTGAACGCAAAGACAGGCTATATAATCAGATTTGTGATTCTATGATTATGGATTATAAGACTGATGCTATAGGTATTGATGACATCGAAATAGGCAATGACGATGTCCCACAAGGTTAAATATCTAGACATTCTAGCCAATCTAAAGGAGGATCCCACCCCACGGGGGCTTAACGATCGTGTACTGTTAATAGATGGACTTAATACGTTTATCAGATCATACACATGTAACCCAGCAACTAACGAAGATGGAATACATATCGGCGGCATAACTGGGTTCCTCCTTTCAATTGGGTATGCTATAAGGCATATCAAGCCAACTAGAGTTATTATCTGTTTTGATGGAAAGGGAGGATCTGCTAGACGTAAAAAGCTATTTCCAAACTACAAAGCCCAAAGAACAGTCAATAACCGTTTAACTCGAATAAATTCTAATTCGAGTGGTGAAGACGAACGCGTTTCTATGGGCCAACAAATACACAGGCTAACCGAGTATTTAGAACATCTTCCTGTAACTGTAATGGCTACTGAAAAAATAGAAGCTGATGATGCTATAGCATATATAGCAAAGCAGGTGCTTCCAGATAGCCAACACTTTATTATGTCTACGGACACAGACTTTTTACAACTTATAAATGATAAGATTGCAGTTTGGTCCCCAACAGCAAAAAAGTTTTATTTTAAGCAAGATATGAAAGATCGGTTTAAGCTAAGACCTGAAAACTATATTTTATATAAGTCTCTAACTGGAGATAAGTCCGACAACATACCAGGAATTAAAGGTCTTGGACAAAAAACCCTAGAAAAACGTCTTCCAATGTTATTTGGAGATACTATTGTTTCAATGGATGATGTGATAGAAGATGCCAAGCAAAGAAAAGAAGAAGCTAAAGTATTAGATGCTATAGCAACCTCCGAAAAGCTTCTAGATCTTAATTTCCAATTAATGCAATTACATGAAGTTGATATATCTGGAGTGGCTAAAGAATCCATTCGAAATATCGTAGAGCAACCAACATCACGATTGGTACCATCAGAATTCTTAAAATACTTGCAAGAGGATCGGATGAGGATAGTAAACAACCCAGAGTTTTGGCTTAGGGATTCGTTTATCTATTTAGACACTATGGCAGGTTTAAAACTATAAGATATATATGACCGATAGAATTTCCGATTGGGGATACAACTTTCAAATAAAGTTAATCTCCTCCCTTTTTACAGACCGCCTATTTCTACAACAAATTTCTGACATACTCGATGTTAAGTTTTTCGAGTCTGAAGCAAATCAGTTTATAATTGGCACAATAATGGAATACTTCCAAGAGTATAAAGATGCTCCGACTATGGAAGTAATGAAAGTCCAGTTGGGAGAAGTCGAAAATGCTTTATTGGTTGAAACGATTAAATCACATTTAAAGGATATCTACAAACAATTCGAGGCAACTGATCTTGAATTTGTTAAGACTAAAACCTTAGACTTTTGTAAAAACCAAGCACTAAAAAAAGCCATAGTTGAATCTGTAGATCTACTACAGCATGGAGAGTTCGACGAAATTAAAGTTAAGATTGACGAAGCAATGAAAGCAGGGGTAGAAAAAAACCTCGGGCATGATTATAATACAGAAATAGCTTTAAGGTATGAAGAGTCTGTAAGAAATACTGTTACTACCGGTTGGAGTGTTATTGATGACTTAGCTGACGGTGGGCTTGGCAGTGGAGAGCTAGGAGTTATAGTAGCACCAGCTGGTATTGGAAAATCTTGGGCATTAGTTAATATAGGAGCAAATGCTGTTAAAGCGGGCCTTAATGTAGTCCATTATACTTTAGAGTTAAATGAACACTATGTTGGTTTAAGATATGATTCAGTATTCACAGGAATAGCCGCTCAAGACCTAAGGTTCCATCAAGAAAAAGTTGCTAAAATGGTAGGTGAACTACCTGGTCAATTAACAATTAAATACTACCCAACAAAAGGTGCTGGAGTTAACGCTTTAGGTGCTCACCTAGAAAGATGCAGAATTAACGACAAAAAACCAGATCTAATAATAGTAGACTATGCAGACCTACTAAAAGGTCAAGGTAAAGAAAAACGATTTGAAATTGGAAATATTTACGAAGATCTTAGAGGTATGGCTGGCGAATACCAAATACCTATTTGGACGGCATCCCAGGCCAATAGATCTGCACTACAAGAAGATGTAATCCAAGCAGATAAAATTGCAGAAGATTATTCAAAAATTATGACAGCCGACTTTGTAGCATCCCTATCCCGTAAGATTGAAGATAAGGTTGCTGGAACAGGTCGATGGCACGTCATCAAGAATAGATTTGGCCCAGATGGTATAACACTACCAAGCAAGATAAATGCTTCGAATGGAATGATAGAAATATTCGAAGCTAGTACCTTGCAGGGCCAAGAGACTCAACAACAAATAAATGGCAGTAGCGAATTCATGAGGAAAATGTTGGCTCAAAAATTTACCGAATTAAACGAAGCACAACCAAAGTAATATACACATATGTGGATATTTATTACTACACCAATTTACTAGAGGAAATATAGTTTATGAATATATCGAATAAGATCCTGTCTGATTTGACAGTGCATATGAAGTATGCAAAATACACACCCGATGAAAATAGAAGGGAAACATGGGAAGAGCTAGTAGATCGCAACAAAGCTATGCATATAAAAAAATTCCCCAACTTGGCTAATGAAATAGAAGAATGCTACAAATTTGTATATTCTAAAAAAGTATTGCCATCTATGCGAAGCTTACAATTCGGAGGTCGTCCGATAGAAATTTCTCCTAACAGGCTTTATAATTGCAGCTATCTGCCTATAGATCACATTGACTC